ACTTCGGCGAAGGTTAACAAAGGTTAAGAGCGATCTCTTGTAGGGTCTACCATGCCGATTAGAAAAGCAGGGAGGTGGGTAGTGACAGTCTCACTCGATCATGAGGCTCTGGAGGTGTACCAGGGCTTCACAAAGGGACAGAAGAGTGCGAAGGTCTGCTCTGCCCTCATCCTCTACAACGTCAACCAGAAGAAGAACCGAAATGATGCCGCGAAAGAAAAATTGCGTGACCGCAAGATGTATCGCCTCGAAAAGGAGTTGAAGGTAGCTAACTATCGCATCGAGTGCATCCAGAGGGGTGACTCTGATCCCGGCGACGGTCCTGCTGTATATCTCGAAGTCATGGCGGCTGCTGAGAAGACTCGTTCGATTCGAGGGGGGCGGTTCTGATGGCTGGATGCACAGCAGGATGTGGCGAGTGCGCCGGCGATGTAGGCGAGCGCTTCTGGCAGATGGACAATCGGTTTTGGATAATCAAAGACCCTCGCTACAACGAGGTCGGCAGTACGGTCATCGGCTTCATGGCGAAAGAGGAACTTTGCTGCGATGGCGCTGAGGTTCAGATGGACCATCCTTCGATGGAAGTTGACAAGGATGAGTTGGCAGAGATCCTCAGAACTTATGACTCGGTCTTGCTTTGGGATATGCACACCAGGGATTCGTTGTTGATGACGAGGCATTCGAGGAATGATTGAATGAGCGTGGGTTATGGGTACTGCACGATCTGCGGAAAGTGGAAGTCAATGCGATGGAACGTAGGCCCGATGCAGAGAAGAAAGTGCAAGGACTGCATAATATGAATAACTCCCAATTCTGGACTTGGACCGATCATTGGCAGGGTTGGGACTTCATGCGAGAGGAAGACGAGGTCGAATTGGAACTCGCCGAGTGGTGCGATGAGACATTGTGGATGATCTGCTTAATCTGCGGAAGTCCGGTCGAAGGCTGTATGTGCGAGAATATCGAGGATGCAACCCCCATCCCCCCCTCGTCCAAGGGCCACCAGCACCCCTCGCAGTGAGTCCGATATCGAGATTTACGTCTTTTCTGTGATTAGGACTCGTCCGGTGGTCATCATCCAAACCCACGCTTTGATGATGGTGGGGGCAGCCTTCTCTGCGAGATCCATAGGAAGTCCAGTCCCAAGGTCTAGGGGATTGACGAAAGCGTCAACCGGATCCATAAGGTAGGCCTTCATCGCATCCCCGTAATTTTCGTAAATGCCATCGGCGATCTCTCGAAGAATCCCCTTGTCGAGGTCAATGACTCCGGTTGCCTCGAGAAAACCAGTGATGAGCAGCATCGCTGAGGTATCGCTGAGAAGAGCTACGAGAGGGGTCGCAACCTTGTTGATCTGGTAAGCGGCGAGGGCGGAATCGACCTGCTCGTTCAATTTGTCCTGGAGGCTGATCCGATACTCGATCACCTGGTCAGGTTCTCTCTTAGTCATCCGGCTTCACCGGCCAGTTGTCACAAGCGTCGTTGGCGCTGTCGTGTTCTGTGATGTCCCTGAGAGCTTGGCGATAGTCCTTCCATGCCTGGCTCATCGTCCTGTCTTTGACAGCTCGCCAATCGCTCTGCTGGAGAATGGTATCGCGGAGCTCTCGAACCTCTTCCCATTCAACTTCCCTCTGATAGACTTCGATGACCTCGCCATTCTTGAACCGGGTGACTGTTCTATCTATGTTCAATCGTGATCCCACCTGATTAGAAATAACGGCAATGCCTTGCTTTGTCCAGTGAATTCATCAACACCGAAAGTCAATGTGTCGGGAAGGTCGAGGTCATCAGCATCAAAGCGGCCGATGTTTCGCCCCATCTGTGCAGTGGTCTTGGTCGGCATCCATCCTGAGGCTTGGTTATCCGTCGCCTTGAGAACCACCTGGTCTTCAGACACCGACCTGACGAACGCCAGGAAATACTGAGTACCCTCCTCGAGCTCGAGAGATCCACCGAAAGGTGTCGAGATCGTCTTATCTCCGGTGCTCGTGACATCGACTGTCTCCTTCGAACCAAGGAGGGCGTTGGGTAGACCACTTGCTTCGGAGTAGATTCCCACGATGAGATTAGCTGATGTCGAGGCCGTCTGCACGTTGAACTCGAGCTCGTGGATGACAGCGCCGAAGGTCGATATGAAAGGGATGTAGAAGCTCGCATCATACACCGTGCTGGTGGATATATCGAAGGTGCTCGCTGATCCCAATGCCAGGGGGGAACCTACCAGCTGGTAGATGGAACCTGTAGTGGGTTTCACTTTTGACATATCGACCAGGGCTAGGCTGTTGTAGCTAGATCCACCACCAGCCTCGAGGAGACCAGTCCATTCACCAGACACAACCAGGCGCGCAAGATTGACCAACACTAGATCCTGAAGCTCCTGCTCGTTCATGTCCTCGATCGTGATGGAATCGCCTACGCCCTGGACCTGTGAGAATGTTACAGAGTCAAGGTCGAGGTTCTGGAGCAGTGGGAAGACCCTCTTCGAAGGCTTTCTATCCTCTTTCCTCATCCTAACAACCCGTTCCACTCTGACTTCGTCGATAGTCTGGCGAAGTTAACCAGGACAAGACGATATAATTCCTCTCGATTCAGCTCTTCGATCGTGATTGGATCCCCGACGCCCTGCACATCGGAGAATTGGATTTGATCTTCCTGGTCGCCAGCCTCCAGAGTTTTGGTTTTCAACAGCTTGTACACGCGAGGACTGATATCGGACATCATCTCATCCCCAATGTTAGCATAACGAATCCAAAGAAGTTGTCAGGGATGCCGACGGATGGTGCTCCTGGCGTGCCTCCATTAGCACCATTACCGACGACAAATCCATTTTGTTGTGAAGCGACTGTCGACTGCACGTATGCAAGTTGAGCAGGAGTCACGCCACCGATCTGTGTGACTGTTCCCCCTTCAAGAACCGATACCACACTACTTACAAGCACCATTGCGCCGCATCCTTAGCATATCTTCTTGGAGCGAGTCTTGACTATGCGCTCGATTGCATCAAGATCCTNGGATGGTGCTCCTGGCGTGCCTCCATTAGCACCATTACCGACGACAAATCCATTTTGTTGTGAAGCGACTGTCGACTGCACGTATGCAAGTTGCTCCGCAGTCACACCACCGATCTGTGTGACTGTTCCCCCTTCAAGAATCGATACCACACTACTTACAAGCACCATTGCGCCAACTCCTCACTTGAGCGCCTTCGATCTGGTCTTGCTGATCCGCTCGATCGAGTCGAGGTCTTTCGTCGAAATGAATCCCCTGAGATAGAGCTTCTTCGACTTCGAGAGTATTTCCGCTAATCTTCGGCGTCCGGCCGCTTTTGTCATCTTCGCCATAAGATCACTCTCATGCGTTTGTCAAGTATTGGAACTTGAAATTTAGTTGGATCGGTACAGAGGCGAACGAGAACGCCGGTTGCTGAACAATCGGGTTCGTTGCGCTGCAAGAACCGACTACGTTCCCGAGTGCATCGACGACATAGAAGCCCTGCGTCTCAATCTTGTTGCCGTCGACAGATGTCCCGTACCATTTCGTGATTCGGTCGCCTTGCAGAGTATCGCCGATCGAGTTGCCAGTTTGGAGATCGACTAATTCGTTCGTTGCTCCAGTAGATGCTGTAACAGTGAAGATTCTTGAGACTCCTCGAGCTGTATAGACTGCTACTGCTGCTTCTCTGTCTGCTGCTGTGTTATTCATGCAACGGACGATATCTCCAGCCTTGAGCGTGTATGGTTGGCATAGTGCTGGCTGTCCGTCGGTGACTGCACCCTTGACTGACCAGGGGATGATCGCCGCGACGAGGCCCTGAGAAAGTATGTAGCAGAATCCCACACCGTTGTCGCAAGAGACCAGACCGCCAATGACGGTCTTACCTGGCGCGAAATCGCCGACTTCTGCTGCCGTGACGGTGTATGCGGTATCAGTTGTGAGGTTTGTTTGAGTGCCTTCTACCAATTCTTTCTTCAGCGGGATGTTTGTACCGTCGCTGCAAACGAGGTTG